GCTCAAAGGAAATATAATAGCTCAGCTAAACAAAAGAAGAACAGGGCTGCTAGGAATAAAGCTAGAGCGCAAGCTATTAAGGATGGAAGAGTTAAGAAGGGAGATGGTAAGGACGTAGACCACAAGCGAAAGCTTAAGGATGGTGGGTCTAATAAGAAGAGTAACACCAGAGTCAAGTCTAAGAGTAAGAATAGAGCTGACAATGGTGGTACAGGTGGAAGGAAGAAAGGGTCTAAGAATAAGAAGAAGAAGTAACCTACAACAACTTCGCCACTTCTTTCATTAGCTTAGGGTTATCCCGTATGACTTGGGTTAACCCATGAGCTATCTGAGTAACTACCTTCTCTTCATCAGAGTCATCTACATCAGGTATGTAGTTGTGACAGATAGCATGTAAGACCTCATGGATGAGTGTATCTGCTATAGCATCACTAGGTAAGTCATCACTGAGTATAATCCTCTGTGTGTCCTTGTGGGTTACACCTACAGCTCCAAAGGGAGAGAGGTGTTGGTTGTCAAAGCCTATGGTGTAGGTTTGACTACCTACTACTAATCTGTCTAATTTACCTAGTTTCATCTGTTATCCTCTACTGGGTCGTATTCAATATGTAGATGAGTAGACTCTATAACTACATCGTAGTTCACACCTAACCTAGCTGTTAACTCTGTAGCTATACCTAACTTCTCTACCATATCTAATTGTGTACCTAAGGGTTTAGTGTAGTCCCATGTACGTACATCAAAGGCATCTCCATCGTAATGTTTACTACCCATCTTATGGTTACCATCCGCTATAGAGGTCACGGTTAAGTCTTCATCTCTGTAGATGTAGAAGTAGTCGTGTACTATAGAGATAGCCTTGAAGCATTCCTTAGTCATACCGTCAATGTTTACACAGCTCTTTAGTTTAATCATTGGGGCTATCCTCTAGGTGCTGCTTAGTTAAAGCCTTAGCTATACTAAGTATTGTGGCATGTCTGAATCCATCTGCCATACAGTTACCGTATATATTGACCTTACTAGTGTCTATCCCTAGTAGCCCCTCGATAGATTTAACAACCTGTTTAACTAAAGCCTTCTCTTTAGCGTCTCTTATAATCGCTTCTTCGTCTATATCTATTACGTAAGAAGATTCTGAGCTAATCTCTAGCTTAACCTCACTCTTCTCACTCTTCTCACTCTTCTTGAATACATTAAATTTAATCATTAGTCCACCCCAATGCGTCCGCTGTCCAAGGACACTGGACACTTACTAAGTGCCTAGCCGTATACGCTATGTCTTGTATCTCTAGTTGTGCGTGTTCACTACATCTCTGCTCAAAGAAGTGTATCCAACTACGTAGAGAACCAGTCATAACAATGTTAGTCGTAGTAGCTAAGGGAAGAATCATTCTAGCTGACTCTCTAGCTACTCCAGCTTTAATAAGTGCATCGTAAGACCTCTGAGCGGTATACAGTGCATCACTCTTAATAGCATTGACCTCTCTGTCAGACACTACATCAGTACTACTCTGTCTGTTATCCTTAGCTTGATACCTTAACTCTACTTGCTCTACACTCTTAACACCAGCGTATCTCTGTGAGAACTCTTGGAATGAGAAGCTTCTGTGACGTAGTATCTGAGCAGCTATAGCTCTACTAGTCTCTATCTCTATGCCTATATGAATCATCTCAAAAGGTGACCAGTGTTTATGTTCTATGAGGTACTTCATTAACTTAGGAGCTGTCTGTACGTTGTCCCTTACCTTAGCACTAATCCTAGCCTCATAGATAAGGTACTCTTCCATGTTCATCTCAGGTACATCTGCTACTATTGGTTTAGTAATACTATTTATTGATACATTCATAAGCTTATCATCTGTAGTGGTTGTACTTCATCTATAGTAATCAGTAAGCATTTATCCAAACCTACCTCATACCCTCTGTCAAACCCTACCTTAGCTCCAGCTAGTACAGCAGCTGATATAAGTGACAGTAGGAGTATAGCTTTGAAGGTGAAGCTTATCAGGGCTTTATTTGTGTTAGGCATTAGAGTTCCCCCTTGTTAAGGTCTTCAATCAAGAAATCTATGTAGTGTTTAGCCTTGAGTAAATCCTCTAGGCCATTCTTATGTCTGAATCTAGTGACGTACTTAACTACGTTACCCTGACAGAAGTCTAGGTTGTTAGCAACAATATACTCTATAGGTTGTATCGTACTACACATGTAATGGTTACCTCCTACCTGTGTCTCTGTTGGGGGAGCTTTAGCCCCCTTATTATTGAAGGAGGAGTAGAATGCTTGGTCCCACTCTTCTTGAGACCAATCATCTTTAGCTTCACTAGTGGTGGCTTTCTTCGTCATCTTCGTCACTCCTTACAACTGTTACAGTGTAGTACTTATTAGTACCGACATTAGCTACGGTTAATTGGTCTGCTAAGAACAGTGCCTCTTCAGCAGAATGGAAGTCGTATCCTATAGGTGTAGCACAGATGTCTAACCCATTAGAGGATACGAACTCTTCCCATACAAAATATTTATAACTCATCCCCGTCTCTCCCCCTTCTGTTCTGGGTTATCCCAAAACTCAGCCATTGACTGTGATAACACTATTACTGACTGACATATAGCTATAAGCAGTCTAAACGGAATCCATGCGGCATTGATTACAGTCGTAAGTAATATTAGCGGTATGAACATAATAATCATTACAGTTCTACGTATAGCGTTATTCTTAATCTTTCTTATCGGCATCGGTCTAATTGTTAATAGCTCGTTCATCCCCGTCTCCTGTCTAGTTACTTAGGTAATCTCTTACACCAACTACCTGATTTATTAAGAATCATAGGGATTGTAATAGGTACTCCCTCTAAAATTATACCGCATCCTAGGATAGGTCTACTAACTACATTCTTCTTATCGTATTGAAAGGCTGGAGAGCGAGGGTCTATTAAACAACCAACTCCCATAGCCCATCTAAGTGTATCGGTATCAGCTGCATACTCTACACCGAAGGTACTGTGGTGGTGACCTTGTACTGAGCTGTGGCTATACCTCATAGCATTAGCCTTAAGGTTAGTCCCTACACTATGTACTAATAAGAAGTGTAAGTTATCTCCGTAAGGTACACGATGGTAAGACTTCCAATCCCATCCACCCTCTAGTGCATAGACTCTGTTAGGCTCAGCTACCCAGTCAAGAGGGACACTAGCGCTGTTAGCCTTGCGTTTAGGTAGTAAATCGTGGTTACCTAATGATATCCGCATCTCAGGGAAGATTCTCTCTAGCTTCTGACAAGCCTTACGTGCCTCTTTAATCTCCTCACTACCTCCTAAACAACCTGCCTCCATCTCATGGTAAGAGGGGAAGTGGTTATCTACTACATCGCCTACATGGGTAACATCTGTGATAGCATATTCATCCCTTATGGCTTTAAGGAAGGAGAAGGTATCCCTGTGGTGATAAGGGAAGTGTGTGTCACTGATACATATAATACGTTTCTTAGTCATCTAGCCTCTCCTCCAAGTGTTTGATGTACTCTTCCATACGTTCCATCTCCTCTACTGTCTTAACGACATAGCCGTGGTTAACCCAGTCACCTGTGTCATCTTCATACATTGTTGCATCATAGTAGTTAGGGGAGAACCTCTGTAGCTTACTCATCGAAGTTCAATTCCTCTGTAGCATCATATAACAGGTCCTCTACAATCGCTAGTGCCTCTCTTACATCACCTTCGTCACTCTCTGCTAAGGCATCTCTAATGATGTACAACTCTACCCTAGACATCTCTACTGTATTGTTCATAGCTTATGTAACCTCATCTCTAGCTTCTGTATCTCAACCCTAGCATCAGACAACTCCTCCTCTAAGCGTACATTCTCCTCTATTAAGCTAGAGAACTCCATGAACACTTCCTCACTAACCCCTACCTCTCCTTCATCCTTTGTGAATATAGAATAGTTAATCATAGTTTACTCCACTCTTTAGGTACGGTTCTAGTAGTAAACCAAGTGAAGCCCTGTTTTGTAGCCCACTCACCTACCGATTGTTTTGTTCCACACTTCTTACGTCTCTTAGCTCCAGGCATCGGGGTCTTATGATTCATAAATACGAATACTAACTCCTTACCCTCTGGTAGTGCATCCCTAATCCATAGGTACTTATTAGATTCATTCCTATCTCTGAACCTACCCTTGGACTCTATAAGTATATTACCATAGAAGAAGTCAGGTTCGTAGGTACGTAGTATAGAGTAGGGTACTACCTCTGGATGAAAGCCACACCCTTTTAGTGGACCTTCATGTAACATACGTTCAAATCTAGAATCATATCTCATTCGTCTTCCTCTTCCTCAAAAACCCATTCGTATAACTCTACTAGACAAAACACGACTAGTGCAACAAGAGCAGTATTACCTAAAAATCCTAACATATCCTTCTCCAATCAATTAAGTCTACAGAACATACCCATTTATGTAGACTTTATGTATACATGTTATTCATGCATAAAAGTGTGGACTTGTACGTATTATTCCCGCAGATAAGTGGGGGGAGTCCACATCTCTCCCTCGTAACTCCTCATCCATAGTAGCCTAGCGTTTCTAATGACTATGTCTTCTACACCCTCTTTCATATCCATTAGGAAGTTCTCCCAGTGTACTAAGACTTCTTCCCACATCTCGTACTCTGTCTCCAAGTGGTCGATAATCTTCTCAGCCTTCTTCGGGCCAATACCTTTGATACCTGTGATGTCATCTACCTTGTCTCCAGTTAGTATCTGTTTATAGAAAGACTTAATCCCCTCCTCTTTAGTTACGTAGGTGAGAGTGTCCTTGTTTAGATGGTAATGATGTCCAGCCACCATTAGTAAATCTTTATCTATAGTTGCTATGCAATGGTGCTTAGGGTCTTTGTATTGGGCTATGCTAAGTGCATCGTCTGCCTCTTGACCATTGACAACTACTGTAGATGGTTGCATCTCTATGTAAGAGCGTATTATCTTGTAGAGTAAAGGTTTAACACCTCTAGTAGACTTATATAAATCGTATAGGTCATTTCTAAAGTTACCCTTACCAGTTAGGTAGGTAGTACAAGAGGTAGCCCCTGTACGTCTTATGGCTGTACGTACCTTAGCGTCATAGATGTTATAGCTAGTTTCTATATCATCCTCTTCTACGGCACTGTAAGGCTCTATACGAGCTGTGGTGATGTTCTTCTTATACTTACTAAACTCTACAGGGTTATCGTCTACATCGTAACCTATGTACCCTCTAGCTTCTACAGCGAATGCTGCTTGGTAGACGAGAATGTCTGAATCTATACCTACGTGTTTAATCTTCATATACCCTCCAGTTAATTAGGTGAGCAGTTTACCTCGTGCTCAGGAGGGGCTGGAGTGTCTAGAAAGGGCAATCGTCTTCGTTAAACTCATCACCGTCAGCGGTAGCCATAGGTGCTATAGTCTCAGTAGGACCTTCATCGTCAAACTCGTCACCATCATCTCCACCGTAAGATACTAACTTAAGTACCTGTACAGCACAGAGGTCTCCTTTAACGAATGCTTGGCCCATAAACTCAGTGTTCATAACTTTGTATTGGATATTAACTACAGACCCATTACCGATAAGACCTTCAAATGGTTTCTTAGAAGCGTCTACTACCTTAGGTTGCTCACGCTTAAACTCACCACCACCCTTCTTCTTACCACCAACCTTACGCTTGAAGCGATAAGTAGGAGTACCCTTATCATCTTCCTTAAGCTTGAACCCAAGTGCGGCTAACTCAGCGGCTTGTTGACTACTAAGGAGTGCTTCTATTTCCCAAGTAGGCTCAAACTTAGTGTTAGGTTCTTGAATACAGGCCCATTTACATTCTACATTTTTTAATACTGGCATTTTATTTATCCTATTTAGTTATCTTATTAGTTATCTTTTTGTTGTTCAATAGTTAGACTACATAGCTATTTAATTAGTTCCCTAAATAAATAACTATTTTATTACCCCGATAAAAAGTCTTAAGTAGCTGTTAAACTACCCTGATTTAAAACGGGCAAGGTCTTCCAAGTTTGTACATACGATTAAAATCTCTAACCCTAGTACCTCTCCTTAAGGATAGCTTGGGGACAAAGTCTGTCTTTATAAACTCTCCTTCGTGGAAGGTATTGTCCTTATTACCGTATACTTCTCCACAAAGTCTTACTTCCTTACCCTTACGGTTAATTATTGTCCAGTTCTCTAGTGTACCTGTAATCATCTTAGTGGACCTCCATCCAGTTATTACCTACTTTAGCGTCGCCTTCCATAGGTACTGTTATATTTAAGTGTGTACCAGCTTCTTCCATAGCCCATAAGGTTAGCTCTTTTACCCTATCTATATGAGCCTCTACAACCTCCAAGCTGTACTCGTCGTGGACTGTAGCTACAAATCTAGCGTCTAGTCCCTCCTCCTTAATAGCTCTGCTTAAGAACACCTGACTGTACTTCATATATATAGCCTCTGCTGATTGTAATAGATAGTTAAGAGCCTTGTACGCTTGAGCACAAAATATCTTACGCCCATCTAAGCCATACAAGTACCCACGCTTTTCTACTACCTGTTTTACTTGCTTGAGGAGCTTAGGTAGTTCAGGTAAGTTACCGTAGAATGTACCTACAATCTTCTTAACAGCTGATACTGACCTCTTAAGTTTCTTAGCTAAGCTGGGTATACCTGAACCAAACAGTATAGAGTAGTTCAGCGTCTTACCTTCAAACCTTTGCTTAAGCCCAGCCATATCCCTAGCTATACAGTGGGAGTCACTGTTATCTTCCTTAGTGCCATAGAGTATGGCGTTAGCAAAAGCATGTGTCTTATCTAACTTGAGGTAATGTGCAAGCATCCTCATTTGGTTACTCTTAGAGTCACACCCTATTATCTTATAGCCTTCCTTAGCTATAAACAATGACCTTATCTCTGGTCCAAAGAACGCATTAGAGCCAGGAATATTGACTATTTTCCTATGCGTCATACGGTGTGTAGCTGCTCCGATTGTATTAGCTTCAGCAGGTATTCTACCGTCACTACGTACAACCTTCATCAAGCCCTCTAAGAGGCTCTTACGATGTTTATTCTTTAGGTAAGTACCAATGTCTTGCCCCATCTCTCCGTTGAGAGTGTCTAGGTTAGGGCATAGGTTACCACTATCTGATAACTTGGGCGACATCTTATCACCTTTCTTTCCATCCTTAGTGTCTTTCTTCCTAAAGTTCCACCAAGTAGGTTGCCAGCCCAGTGTAAGGAGGAACGCTTTAACCTGCTTATCGCTACCTAGGTTAAAATCTTCAAATAATATACGAGTAAAGGGGCCTTCGACTATATCTGTGTCGTACCAATCCTTCACCATCTTCTTTGGCTTACCGTCTAACTTGAATGGGTCACTAACAGTTACCCCCCATTGCTTAACTGTGATGGGTAGTTGTGGCTTTAACTTAATGTAGATGTTATCCATAGTACTACCTAACTGCTCTATATATGTATTACATTTAGGTATGTCAAATAACCACCCATGCTGAGCTTGTTCATGTAGTATCTGAGCTATTTCTAACTCTACTTTAAGTGCCTTTACCCATGATCTCTTCACGTATCACCTCCTCTTTGGTAAATCAAACTTAACTTTATCTTGAGCGACTGACTCTCCATCTAGTAAGACATCTACTAGTAGTACATTCGTATAGAAACTCTTAGATAATGTCATACGTATCTCTAAGTTATCCCTTATAAACTGCCTAATTACTTCCTTTACTAGTGGTACATCTGTTCCTTTCATAGTAACTCCTCCAGTGTCATATCAGCTTCTTTAAGAAGGGCATGTAGTACCCTCACGTTTATCTTAACATCTTCCTTACATCTATGTAACATCTCAGGACTATACGTACTCCAATCCTCATGCTTAGGCTTAGCTACTCCTAACCTCTCCCCCCAAGCATCTAGGCTATGTCTACCTACTCTCTCAGGGTTAAGCAATCTAGATAGTACTACAGTATCCAGTATGTTCCCTTTATGAACGTACCCAAATAACTTATCTAGTAAGGGTAGGTCATAATCTATACAGTTATGAGCTATGATAATGTCATCAGGCTCAATGTACCCTGAGAGTGTGTTGCAGAAGTCTTGGACATCAGTAGTGTGATAGCTTACCCCTTTCTGATTAGTCCAGCAAGCTACATGAGCATGATTAGCCTCCTCAAGTAACCCATTAGCCTCTAGGTCAAATACTAGCCAGTTCATAAGTCACACCATTGCTCTGCCATAGCATCTGCTATACCTTGGTACGTAGTAGACCTAATCTTCCATCTATCTTCAGAAGGTGGTAGGTAGTGTAGCCGTTGTCTCTCCTTTAGAGGTAACTCCATCATTTCTACTTGTACATCTTTAGTAGGCTGTAAGGGAGGTAAACCATGTAGGTATAACCCTGTCTTCTTCTGCTCCATGTGACCAAACTGCCAAGGATGTATGTAGTGAGGTTTAGGGAAGCCTCCTAACCTTTGTAGTACACCTACTGGATTCTCGAAGCATACTTTATCACAGATACTTAAGCAGGTCTCCCAAAGCTTCTTAGTCCATTCAACCGAATCCAATCTCTGTTGGTACTTAGGCATCCCTCCTCCGTACCAAGCATTACCTGAGACAGCTAGGGCAGTACATGGTGGGTGAGCTATGATAGTTTTAATAGTTTCCTTATGTAGTTCCAGGATTTCAAGTACATCACCTTGTACGTGGAATGCAGGGTCACCATCTGTAGGGAGTAGGTCACAAGACCAAGCATCTACCCCCTTAGCTCGGAAGGCATCCCTAACTATCGCCGAGTACTCACACGCAATCAACACGTTCATAAGAACCACCCATTTCTTTAATGTAGAAGGATATCTCTGCCTCACGTAGGGCATCTACAGCTTGGGCGTATTTCCCTAGAGATACTAGCTTAATGAAGTTCCTACATATTAGTCTATCCGTAGGGTCTGTAGCTTCATTCCTTATAAGCTTACATATCTTAGATGTGCGAATAGCGAATGGTTTATCATCCTGTTTAAAGAAGTTACGGTTGTATCTGTAAGCTAGTATTAGCATTAGTACGTTCATGAGTTTGTTACCTTCTTCCAGTGAGAGGTGGGTAGTGGGTTTAGGAAAGTGTTATAAGCGTCAGACTTAACTACTGCAAGATACCCGCTGTCGTACATAACTAGGTACTCTTGGTCATAGCTACTATTAACTGGCTTCTTCCATCGTTCCCCAGTCTCTCTGTTGATTGCATAGAATTTCCTACTCATAAGTTAACTCTCCTCTCTACTTCCTCTAGATAATTCTCTAGGTACTTAACGTTACCTTCAAGACTCTTAATGACTATGTTTAGATAGTTAATCTTATCCTTAGCATCTAGGTAATCTTTAGTCATTGTACTTAATGCGTTCTTTAGTCTGTACTCTTCTTCACTCATTAGTCACTTCCTCCTCTATTAACTCTACCTCTGTCCAAGCAGCGAAGTAGTATCTCTTACCATCAGTCTCACCTATAGACCAACTATACATACCATCTATAGCACCTAGTCTATAGGATTGGCTATGGTCAGGGTCTAGGGCATCTGGTGGGATTTGAACATCATCATCTTGGTTTGGTGATAGTTTATATTTACTACCTCTGTATATGTTATATAGTTTCATTAAAACTCACTCCCAGCATCATCAAATTCATCTTCTTCGTCTTCAGCGTAAGGGTCATCTGCATGTACCATACGCCCTGTAATAGGGTCAAAGAATGTAAACCCTGATTCACCTGTATCACCACTAAACCTACACTTAAGTACGTGTAGAGATGTAGTGTTACGCTTACGTTCATCTTTCTCTTGTTGGTTTCTAGCTGCTGCTATGATGGTAGAGGATAGTTGCTTAATAGATGCACTACCCCTTAGGTCATCACTAGTAGGTACGTAACCTTCTTCAAACGATTTACCTTGTCCAGCCTTACGTAGGTGTACTACTAGGAAGATAACAATGTCTAGTGACTTAGCCATAACAGCAAGCTTAGTCATTACTGCATCTATCCTACGTCTCTCATCTCCCTCATCTGCTGTCTCACTAATAACAATAGATAGATGGTCTAAGATAATAGCGTCACACTTAAGGTACGTACCGAAGTACCTAAGCTTATTGAGTAGGTTATCATCGTTCATACCACCGAAGTGATCGTATAACTCTATACGCCCATGTCCAAATACTTCCTCAAAGGCTTTACGCTCACTCTCCTCATCTACCTCTACGTCAGGTAAGTGTATACGTTTGTTAAGGTGTAAGGCCATTAGACCTTCTACACTGTCCCCTATATCCTCCTCAAGAGCTACATCAGCTATCTTCATACCTTTATTGACAGCTATGTCGTACTTAAGTTCCCTACAGAATTGGGTCTTTCCCATTCCACTGCCGGAGGTGATGGTTACTACCTCTCCCTTTCTCCAACCAAAAGTCTTATCGTTTAGTACACGGAACTGCTCAGGGAATTGGATACACTTGATATCCTTCTTCTGTTTGTATCTCTCCCAACAATCCTTACCATTCATGATACCGTCAGGCTCATAGGCTCTAGCATTGAACAGACAAGCTTCAAATAACTCTCTACCCTTATCCGCTAACAGCATCTCATTAGCATCTTTCAATGGGTAGTCAGCGATAAGTACCTTGTGATTAAGAGATTGAGCTACCTTCTCAGCTCCAGCTCTACCTGCATCATCATTATCAAAGACTAAGATAATCTCCTTAAAGTTACTGAGGAACTTCTGTACAGCCTCACTGTTGAGTTGGTTAACAGCTCCTGTTACTCCAGTAGTGATACTAACTACACAAGGGATACGGTTATCCTTAACAGCTTGAGGGTTTCTTCCATCTAGTAATACTTGATAGAGAGACATAGCGTCTAGCTGACCTTCAGTGATGAAGAGTTTCCTATTAGATGGACAGAATTGCTGACCAAACATGATAGCATTCTTCACCTCTCCTACTGGTTGAGAGAAGTCTTTCCCTTCACAGATACGATGGTTGTAACCTTGTAGTTGAGCCTTCTGGTCGTAGTTAGGGTAGAAGTGGTGGGCTACCTTAGTACGGTCAGATTTATCCATACCTACCTTAACACCAAACAGCTCCATTATCTCCTTACGGATACCTCGTACACCTACTGACTTGAGAGGTGCAATGTGCTCCATCTTAATCTTAGATACGTAAGGTTTTTTCTCAAGGTTAGATACTTCCAGGTTATCTACCTTATTGAACTTCTTCTCACAAGCAAAGCAGAAGGCATCCTTACGCCCATCTGTCTGCTCAAAGATTTGTACACCGTCACTACTGCCGCAGTCAGGACACTTCGCTTTAGCTATACAGATACCACTAGGTTTATTTGTCATCAGAAGCCCTCTCAGCTGCCAGTTTACCGTATTCCATACCTGCTCTGAATAGGCTCTCTTGTTCATCCCAAAGACCGTAGCCTTTTAATCTATCCTCTATCCCTGCATCTACAGCCTCGTGGTAGGTAGGTAGGGTTAATCTATACTCTGTTAATGGATCGAAGCAACCGTTTGTCTTATCGTACCAATCCCCTGCATTCCCCTTATACTCATGCCTCTTACCTTCAGCTCTCTCTGTGTATAGCTCAGCCATACGTGTATCATCGTTAACATGTGTACTCATCTAGATTTCCCCTTGTCTGTCGCAAGCTTCTGCGAATATCATACCGTAGTCGAATGCATCTTTATTAGTGAAGCAGCTAGCCTCTACGTTCTTGAAGTAGTCCTCTTCAGTGACGGTTAACTTATACTCTGTGTCTCTAAAGATATTGTCTGCATCTTTAACTGTTAGAGTACTGGTGCCAATCTTCCAAGTTAACTCTCTACCTGCTAAGACTAACTTATATAACTCAATGATTGTCTCAGTTGAGTGTGGTGGATGGAATGTTGTATAGAACTGTTTCATTTCTTCTTCCTCTTATTTCTAATGCGTTTACCTGCGTTAATAGCTAGGTCTACCCCAACTATATCATCTTCCTTAGCTTCCTTAAGTACTTCTTCTATGTACTCAATAGAGCCTACCTTAAGCTTATCTCTGAAGTCAGTCATATCGTGATAGCTTAGATAGGACTACACCTACTCTGAAAAGTTTCATATTATTTCTCTTTTATTTCTTTATGCAGTTGGATTAATATCTTAGTTAACTCTGGAACTCTATCTATGTCTACTGAGATATGAGAGTTAATATCTACTATAGCTATAGATTTAAGTACTCCTTCTCGTACCCATATAGGATTACCGTAAGGGTCTGTAACCGGCGTATTCATTGGCGTGTAGCTCCTATCTCAAATTAGTTAAAAATAAATGTGAACTTTATTTGGCGTAGCATTGTCTAACTTATAGGTTTTAAAGGGTTACTTAGGTAAATAACTAAATTACTTAAATAAATAACTTAAGTAACTAGGATATATAATCATTAATACTATAAGTATTACTTATATAGTTATCTACGTTACTACTAGAATCAAAACCTTCGTATCCTTTACGCCCCGTCATTAGCGCTAACTCGTATAAGCTATACGTTTTATATCTTCCCGTACCTTCACACCTAGTGCACGCATAATCAGGTAGTGTAGTACCATCGTAACAAATACATAGCGAGCTATTAAGCATGATACGTATAGGTACTTCACTATACGGCTTAGGTGCATTACCCATCTGACCTTCACGATATTGTTCTCCAGTATATGGGGGATAAGATGTGTCATACTTACAAGGTGCAACACCTCCTCCCCACTTGCTTACGTATTTTCTCTTGTACATGTAAAACCTCCTAAAGGGTACTATAAGACCCATAAAGGCCCTTAATGAGCCTTATAGGGTACACTAGTACCTTTCTAGTCTTGGAATACAATCTTAGATTTCCTCTCAATAGAGATAACATACCCCTGCTCAGAGTCCTCGAAATGCTCCGCTGCTTCTGCAAGCGTTGGCGCTCGTATGGTCCGTTGTAGTAGACAATTATTAGCCCAGTACTTAACAGTCCACGGTGTCATTACTTTATAAGGTGATTCCATTAGTATATACCTCGTGATAGTATTAATCCTAGTATTGGCTTGTTAATCTTCCACCAACCTAAAGCATCGGAGTCCATATTATCTATCTCTACATCGCTGAAACCAAACCACTCCCCTTTAGTATACCTTTTACAACCTATCTGTATTACAGAGTCAGTGTAGGTCACTGTGTAGCATCCTAACTGTAGGGTTTTAATTTCCCTGTTATTGCCTATACATCTCCACAGATTAACACCAATCAAGATAGCACCACTTAGATTAGCACCACTTAGATTAGCATCACTTAGATTAGCATCCCTTAGGTTAGCACCACTTAGATTAGCATCCCTTAGGTTAGCACCACTTAGATTAGCACCAC